CTAACCGCTAGTCGATAGGAACACGACGACTCTAACGGGATTTGAACCCGTGATACTACCGTGACAGGGTAGCGTGATAACCACTTCACTATAGAGTCAAGGTGGGACATCTCGGATTCGAACCGAGGACTAATCGGTTAAAAGCCGAATACTCTACCGCTGAGTTAATGTCCCAAATAATATGGTAACTATTCAGTTGTCTATGTTCTGGGTGTGGTCACTCTCAACCACTTGATTAGAATACCACCTTTTGGACTCTGGGGAGGGACTGGTGGACACTTAGGAAACTGGTCCAAGCAACAAAAAAGGGGAGGAAACTTTTGGTTTCTCTCCCCTCTATTTGCTTTTATGGATTACATCTTACATGTGTCTTTCCATATCCGCAAACAGGGGAGTACCCTCAATATGCCAATCGCGGCAATCAAGGTTACTAATCTGTTTGGTGGACATTTGGAAAGACATTGTTTTCGACCTAAGTGTTTTTATTTATAAGACTTTTTTCTCAAAAAGTCAAGCGCCTCAGGTAGGATTCGAACCTACGGCTAACCGCTTAGAAGGCGGATACTCTAGTCCACTGAGTTACTGAGGCAAGAGACCTCCCTGTTTGTGCTTCTATGAGAGGCATGGGAGGGGTGAGACTTATATGAGGTTTGGACCCTCACTGCTCATATGATTATTGTACTACTCCTTTTTACAGGTGTCAAGCCATGGTGAACAAAGTCTCATTTCTCCTCCAAGTTTCTTACACTCTTCAGTATAACACTCAGAAGTATCTATAGGTGTCTCTATCAACCGGGACAAAGGTATTCTACTGATGTTTGAACCCTCTGTCAAGCGTTCATAGTCACGAATGGCTTTGTCCACATCACGCCCAACCCTCCTACCCACCACAGCTGGGTCCTGGAGCAGCACGTCGTTGATTACGGTGCCTGGGAACAGAGACCTCTGAACCTCGTCTAGGAGGTCCCAGAGGCGCTCCTGAGGCGCTCCTGAGCACTGGGAGAGGGTTGCTACGATACCACTGAGTACGATGCTTATAAGGACTATTTGCTTCTTATCTGGTTTCTTCTTTCCGAAGTTAAAATTGAACATAAAAAAAGAGGAGTAGCAACCGCTCTCCTCTATTTATTATTTTTGTCTAGCTCTTTGAAGAGCTCTCATAAGAGCACCAGATCTAGTCGTTGATTTTTCAGTATTACTAGAATTTTTTTCACGATTTTCTCTACTTGGAATTACTCTCCTATTATCAGAAGAATCACCCGGATGAATTGCTTGAAATCTTGATTTTGTTGTTTCACTTCTTCTATTTGGTTGTGCTTGAATATGATCTACATCATGCTTTTGCCCTGTTTCCTGAGACTTACTTTTTGCTTCATCCCTTTGAGACTTTTTCCTTCCTCTTTCAATTCTTAATGCTCTATTTGCATTTTTTTTACAATCACCCGGATGCAAATTTCTTTTACAATGATCTTCCAACTCTTTATGACTAATCGCTTTTAGATTTTCTTTTCTCCTTTCATCTTGGTTTTTTCTTTTTTCTTTGGATTCTAGTCCCCAATATGGAGTTTCTGCAGTTTGTCTATTTTTTAATCTATAAGCATTTGGATTTTCTTGTGATTGTCGAATTTTTTCCGCATCTTCTCTAGACCGGATTCTAGTATATTTTCTTGCTTCTAAAATAACAGAACACTCATATATAAACTCACCAAAAGTTTTTCCATTAAAGGAATCACTCAACTTCGCCATCTGAACACCAGTCTTGGGATTTCTTTCTCCCATTCCTAGTTTCTTATAAATTCTACCTCTTTGTTCTGCACCTTCCTCACCACTTCTACTCTTTTTACCCTTAGACTTAGCAGAATCAATAGCAGTAGGAGTATTGGTAGCAACTCCTTTCTTTGACTTCATAGTATCTTTTACGCCTTTGAGAGCACCAACAAATTGTCTTGCTCTTTGTCCGGGATCTTTTACTTTTGATTTTGGAGAACCAACAGTGATATCATGAACTGGAGAATCTTTCTTAGCACCAGTTTTACCAAACTGCTTTTTTAACTCTTTGCTCTGTGGTTTATCACCCTCTCTATGTTGCTTTCTTGCAGTATGAGCAGCATAATCTCCAGGAGACTTATGAGTTCTTACCCAAACAGGAACATCTTTTCCACTCTTTTCTACTTTTGGATCTTGAATAGGACCTTTTTTCCTAAACCCCGCACGAGAAACATCTTTTCTCGCGGCACCTTCTGATCCACGCATATTCATAGTTCCGGAAGGTCTAACTTTTTTCCCTACCATCAAAGTCCTTTCATCAAGGATTTCTTCTTGAAACTGCATCTTTATAAGTACTTTTTAGGTATTTATAAAAAAAGGAGGGTATCTCTCCCTCCTCATTTATTATTCAGTTGTTATATTCTATATTTTATTTTATCAAACCTCTACCGTGATCAGTTTGGAAGCATACTCATGAGCATACGAAGTGCGGGCACCATGAATGCCCCAACCAATCCAACTATACGCATAGTTCATGTAACGATTGATAGACTTACCAGGTGTTTTCATTCGGTCTTCAATTCGTTGCCATTGAACCTCAGTCGTTAGATAACGAAGCTGCGTGTGAAGATTTGATGGAGAACCACCATACTTCTTAGCAAAATCACCCAATCCATAATAACGATTGGCAGATGTCCATTGAATCAGTCCGTAACCACGTCCGCAGTTACTCCAACTGGTCCTACTACCACCTTCACAAATATTAGGCACGAACATAGATTCCTGCTTAATATTGCCCATGATAGTAGCAAGGGCGTTTCTGTCTTTAATACCACGGTCCTGGAAATAGTCCAGGGTAGCATTTTCAAATTCATTACACCCTTTACAAATTAGCCTTTTCTCTTTTGGCTTTGGTAGTGCAACCTCGCGGATTGCTGTCGTCTCTGGTTCAAACTCTTTAATAATGGAGTAAGGTTTTTCTTCCACTGGGGGAGGAGGACCTTGCAGTTTATAACTAGAGAATGGCAGTGTTGCCGTACTGGTTGTAACCGTTGCCAAAAGAGGCAGGGCTACTGTAAAGATAGATTGCATTAATTTTAATTGAACTCTACATCCGTATAGAAAGGGGGTACACCCTTTTCTCAAAGGGCACTTTCCACGGCTCTAAATGTCACTCAAAGTCTCATAATAAAAAACCCTGCTCATAACAGGGATTTTAGCATTATAAGTTTTTATTTAGATTTTGTCAATCTTCTGGTTCTAAAGAGACAATTTCCAATTCGTCACCTTCTGGTTCAATCCATTCGTAAAATTCGGCAAGAATTGCACGGGCATCTTCCTTATCTACACTCATATCAGCAGCACGGTCAAGAGACCACGACCTAACGTGAGCAACAATATCTTCAGTCGTTGCGTTCATAATAGTCCTTTCGGAAGTACCTGTTGAGGATGTTGCTATTGTAGAACGCGGGATCTCCATTGTCAAGGGATTCCGTGAGGACATTATTAATGAAGAGTCGTCTGGTCTCCTCAAAGTTTGTTTTGCCCTTTGTTTTATGTAATGATATGATAGTTCGACTAAAATTTTCTCTGCCCAATTTGTCAATGTCTTCTTTAAGTTCCGGACAAGACCCATAGTATTCTTTCCAATTAGATTCCGATTTTACTTTTCTTTTCTTACCTTTTGGAGTTCTAAACTGCCACAGATACTTTCTTCCAATATATTTTCTACCATTCAATTTATTTTCTATCAAATAAACAAACCCATAATTGTCACCTATATCATTACTGGTAAAAGGAACTCCATTATAAATCCAGGGATTTTCATAGTCAATATCTGTACTCATCAATTATATCAAGGACTTCGTTGAGATATTTATGAGCAAGTCCTTTCATATCCATTTCGGGTCTAATGTGATCTTTATAAAGTTTGTCCTTTAGTTTTAGAACACGAACTTTTAATTCATCTTTTGATATTTGATTTTTAGGCATAAAAAAGAGGAAGCATAACTTCCC